ATGATTCAGTGTAAACGGGTGTATGATCCGCAGGAAAGCAGCGACGGCTATCGGGTGCTGGTCGACCGTCTCTGGCCGCGGGGGATTAAAAAAGAGGCGCTGGCCTGTGATGAGTGGTGTAAGGAGTTAACGCCTTCCGCTGAGCTGCGCAAAGACTTTCACGGCGAGGCGATCGATTTCGCCCACTTCAGCCAGCGCTATCGTCAGGAGCTCGACGCCCATCGCGAAACGGGCCTGCGGCTGGCGGCGCTGGCGCAACGCCAGCCGCTGACGCTGCTGTACGCTGCGAAGAACACCGAGCAGAATCATGCCCGGGTGTTGGCCGCCTGGCTGGCGGCCCTGCCGGTTACGATTTAGCCGGATGATCCCGGCGCCACAGCGCCCACTCGTCGAGGGTTTCGCCGCTGGGTAGTTTGCACTGGGTGCTGACGCCCTGCGGCGTTTGCACCGGCACCCGGGTGCCGCCGGATTGCTGACAGTATACCGCCGCGGGGTTGGGCATGCCGATGGTTTTCGTCGGCGCAGTGGGCTGCGGCTGGGCACAGCCGGCTAATACCAGTGGCAGAATAGCCAGTAGCTTTTTCATTGTTCCTCCCTTTCCTGAATGCCCGGGGATTTTAGCCTGAATCTCCACGTTTTCTCCATCTTGCCTGCACTTTTCCCCCGTAGAGTAGCCCTGTTCTCGAACTGACCAGAGAACAGATCATTCCATAATCAATGAGTTTTTCCCCGTCGCCCCCGACGGGGCTTTTTTTTGGGATTTAATAAATTGAAATAAAAGGATTTATTTCAAAAGTGTCCACATATCGACCACATTGACAAGAATAGCCCCTTTCCAGGGGGCTGTTTTTATACCGCAAGACTAAGTTGACTGTTCCCGTAATGAGAAGCCGGGAAAGCATCGCCGGGGATAAATCCTGGCGGCAAAGGATCTGCGCTGGTTGAGCGCTTCGTTACTCTGCGCTCTACGGTGTTAAGTGTCGTGAATGACTCGCTGCATTCAAGGTTCTGGCATTGATGGTATTGCCGGATTGTGAACTCGCTTAACCGGCGGCTGGTGCGGGTGCGGGCATTTGCGCCGCAGTAGGGACAAACAAACATGATGATCTCCCATAGGGAGTTGAACTCACGCCTATTATGGCCGCTACTGTTCAGTTTCTGCAATCCAGTCGCTTATTTTCGCCTCAAGCTCCATTTTCGTGGTAAATCCGTTATCACCGATCACATGTTCAGCTCTGGCAATTATCCAATCCTGAGTATCGATTTCAGGCTTAAAGCCCGACACGGTCAGATGCATACCCGGGTATAAATCGGCGCGGCCGCGCGCCAGGGTTATCGAAAACTGTGCCGCGCCTTTCTGGAGCTGTATCCATTTTGCCGCAGCTGCGCGCCTGGCCGCCGTTTCGTTCTGATAGGTTTTACGCAAAACATACACGTTACCTTCAGCGCCCTCCATGTAATCCCCTTCCGGGCGGCTGCTTTTCTCCTCAGCCTTTTTTCTGGCATTATTTTTTTTTCGCTTAGTGACCTTGACCGGTTTTTTCTTACCGAAATTAAGATCCAGCCAGTACGCCCGCACACCAGTGTAAGCATCACGATCGGCAATGCGGAACCTGTGACGATCTCCGCTGGCACGGGTGATCTCAGCCGATGGCAGCGCCCTACCGGATGCACTGAGGCCGCCCCCAGGCAGGATAAATAGCAGACAGCCATTTTTCACGGTGGCAATAGCCCCCAACATCTCCGCCATGCGCGTTAAAAACGACATGTCGCTCTCTTCGGTCTGATCCGCATGGTCGATCTCAATGTCGATCAGGTCCTCGCTAATCATCGGCATCAGGTCATAACGCCGGGCTATGGCCGATACCACCCGCTCTACCGTCACATCATGCCAGGACACCTCCCGCCTGACGTTCATCTCTTCGCGAAAATCAGCGCTGTGTGCGGTGATGTCAATAACATCCGGCGGCCCGCTATGCCCCACCTCGTCAACGGTGTAGAGCCCTTTGTAGATCAACGCCTCACCCAGCCAGCCGATGGACACCGCCAGCTCCGCACCGCGTGGGGGTAAATCCGTTACTCCGTCAGAGTCATCTACTGACAGAGTTAGCTGGTCAGCATCAAAACCGTTGTTATCTGTAACAGATAGCGAGGTGATTCGGTCGGCCAGTTCAGTCAGGACGACCCCACCCAGCGTGATACTAAAATCCGGTGTCTTTACGACCTCACTTAATTTTTCTACATACGCTTCGGCTGCTGTTGTCAGCGTGTCTGCTATCGACATAACTCCCCCGTTTTTTGCTGATGATTCCATGCCCGCGCGCGGGGCTGAATCCCTTTTTGTTGTCAGCGAACGGGCAGACCGGCAACCAGGCGACGCCAGCAGACTTAACGTTGAATATTGCCCTGAACTCAAAGAGCAACATGATGGTGAACTTATGTCTGAAACTCGTTTTCACGGCGTCCGCTCTCGCGAAAATACCGACCTACAGCAGGCAATCAATGACATTGATTCCAGCGTAATCGGTATTGTTGCGGTTGCTGATGACGCCGATCCGGAAACCTTCCCGCTCAATACGCCGGTTCTGCTGACACGGGTACGTAACGTCCTCGGCAAGGCAGGTAAAACCGGGTCACTTTACAAAGCCCTCAAAGCCATTTCCGATCAGTGCAGCCCGCGCGTTGTGATTGTCCGGGTGGAAGAGGCTTCCGGTAACGGCGCCAGCCAGTCCCAGGCCGTTATTGGCGGAACAGATGGCGACAGCTATACGGGAATGTATGCCCTGCTGACGGCGGAAGCCAAAACCGGCTATCGTCCGCGCATCCTGGCGGTACCGGACTACGACACCGAGGAGGTAACGTCACAGCTTTGCGTGATTGCCCAGAATCTTCGGGCTTTTGTTTATGCCGGTTGTAACGGCTGCGCGACCATGGCGGAGGCTATTGCTTATCGCAAAACCTTCGCTTACCGCGAGCTGATGCTGATCTGGCCTGACTTTATCGCTTACAACCCCCTGACGGATGATAACGAAACGTTTCCCGCCCCGGCTTACGCCTGCGGCCTGCGCGCCGCTATTGATAACAGCCAGGGCTGGCACAAATCGCTGTCGAATGTTGTGGTGAATAACGTTCTCGGTATTTCGAAGGATGTTTTCTGGGCATTACAGGCAGAAGACAGCGACGCGAACGAGCTTAACAACAACGAAATCACGACGCTTATCAAGCGTGACGGTTTCCGCTTCTGGGGCAACCGCACCACGGATACCGAAACCTACACTTTTGAGGTGTTCACCCGTACCGCGCAGATCCTGGCGGACAGTATCGCGGAGGCGCAATTTACCTCTGTTGACAGCCCGCTCACTCCGGCCAATGTGAAAGATGTGGTAAGCGGCATCCGCTCTGCGCTCAGCAAAAAAGTCACTGCCGGCCAGCTTATCGGCGCTGACTGCTGGTATGACACGCTGGACAACGGCACCACGGATTTGCGCCAGGGAAAACTGATTGTGCGCTATAGCTACAGCCCGGTCCCGCCGCTTGAAGATCTGACGCTATACCAGACCTTTACTGATGATTTTTACGAACCGGCGTTCGCGTCGCTCGGGGGTGAATAATGGCTGTTCCTCACAAACTGCGGCTTTTTAGCTGCTTTGTTAACGGCGACAACTATCTGGGAAAAGTGACCTCATTCACTCGCCCCAAACTGTCACGAAAGATAGAGGACTATCAGGGCGGTGGCATGCTGGGTGCAGTCGGTGTTGATCTCGGCCTTGAGGCTGGCGCGCTGGATTCCACCATTGTATTTGGTGGTGTCATCAAAGCACTGTTTCTCGAATACGGAGCAGAAATTGACGGCACGCGGCTGCGCTTTGCGGGTGAATATTTCACTGATGGCGAAAGCCAGCTTGTCGAGGTAGAGCTGCGCGGGCGATTTACTGAACTCGACGGTGGAGACTCAAAACAGGGAGAAGACACGGAGGAAAGCTACACCTTTAAATCCACCTACTACAAATTCTCCATTGATGATCAGCCCATTATCGAAATCGATCTGCTGAATTTCATCTACAAAAAGAACGGTCAGAACATGTTCCCGGACCGCATCACCTCCGCCCTTGGCATGGGCAATTAATAACCTTTCAGAGGGTGGCAAAGATGCCGCCCGGAGATTTTTAACATGGCTAAAAAAACTAAAAACCTGTTCACGCTGATGCAGCCGGTAGTTCGTAAAGACAGTGAGATCGGTCAGGTGGAAATCACCGGCGCCATCAGTCAGGCCGGATCGTTGCGCGGCCTGAATCTTATCCGCGTTGCCAATATGGATGCAGACTCAATTGCCACGCTGTTGACGCGGGTCACCGCGCCTGCGCTGACACAAAAAGAAATCAACGAAATGCACACTCTGGACTTTATCGGGCTGGCAGAGCTTCTGGTCCCTTTCTTGAATCCGCCGGAGCCTGGAGCGACGAACGTGGCGGAGACGGAGAGCGAGTAATCACCGTTGCGTTTGACCAGATCGATGATCTGGTTGCTGATATTGCCGTTATTTTTAACTGGCCGCCCTCTGAAGTTTTCGGCATGGCTCTTGGCGAGGTGATAGCCTGGCGCAAGCGGGCGGCGCTCCGAAGTGGTGCCAGTGATGAAGAGTCTTGATATACGCGTTGCATTCAGCGCTATCGACAGATTTACCCGCCCCGTTAATGCTGCCCGCCAGAGTGCGGGTGGCCTTTCCGACTCCCTCAGAAAAACACAATCCACCCTGAAAGGGCTCGATAAGAGCCGTGCCACTTTTCAGCGAATGACCGCGGCCGTCGGCAAAACCGATCGTTCCATCTCACGTGCCCGCGCCCGCTTTGATGGCTTGTCAGAAGCGCAACGTAAAAACGGAACGCTGACGGAAAAACAGCAAATACTGATGTCCCGATTGGGTGAGCGGCTTGATCGGTTGACCGCAAAACGTGTGACGGAAGTGGCCCGCCTCCGTGAGAGTGCATCAGCCCTGCGCCAGCATGGCGTCATGCTTTCCGGTAGTAGTGCCACCATCGGTAACGCGATACGCCGCACAGAACAATACAACCAATCCCTTGAACGGGAAAAACGGCAACTTGCTGCTGTCACTCAGGCTCGTAAACGTTACGAGGGCGCACAGCAGATGGCCGGAAAGTTACGCTCTGGCGGTGCCATAGCATTAGGTACAGCAACCGCTGCCGGGTACGGCGCCGGACGCTTCCTGTCGCCTGCGGTTGGTTTTGATGAGGAAATGTCAAACGTCCAGGCGCTAACGCGGCTTGATAAGGGCGATTCACAGCTGGCCGCCTTGCGCACTCAGGCAAAAAAACTCGGTGCTGAAACCGCCTTCACCACACGTGACGCCGCCAGCGGCCAGGCCTTTCTGGCAATGGCGGGCTTCACGCCAGATGCTATCCGTGCCGCACTGCCCGGCGTGCTTAATATGGCACTAGCGGGCAGTATGGAATTGGGTGAAACGGCAGACATCGGCTCAAATATTCTTTCACAGTTCGCCCTCGACGCCGGGGAAATGGACCGCGTCAGCGATGTGCTGACAGGTACATTTACCCGAACCAACACCACGCTTAGCAGCCTCGGCGAGACAATGAAAGTTGTCGGGCCGGTAGCCGCGGGACTTGGGATAAGCCTGGAAGAAGCCGCAGCTATGACCGGCACGCTGGCGCGCGTGGGTATTCGCGGTAGCGAGGCCGGTACGGCAATGCGTCGCTCCCTCTCCCGCCTGGCCTCCCCCACTACGGCAGCCAAAAAGGCACTCAAAGAGCTGGGAGTGGAAACTGCCGACGCGAGCGGAAAGATGAGACGTCCGTTCGATATTCTTCTCGATCTACAAAAGCGCGTTTCCCGCTTTGGCGAGGTGGATCAGGTTTCATTTTTCAAAGATATCGCCGGAGAAGAGGGTTTTACGAGCCTACAGTCTTTGGTCAACGGCGCAGGTGATGGCTACCTCCAGTCACTCTATGAACAAATTGCTGAAGCACATAAAAATCAGGAGGCGTTCGCCGTCGCTAACAAGAAAAAAGACAACCTTGGCGGCGATTTGAAGGAGCTGGACAGCGCGTGGGAGGCGTTCCGCATTTCTGTGGCTGAGACAGTAGACGGCCCATTGCGCAGACTGACACAGGGGCTTAGTCGGGTTATTGGCACTATTCAAAGCTGGGTAGAAGAAAACCCCAGACTTTCACGAACGTTGTTACTCGCCGGTGGTACTGCACTGGCATTAACCGCAGTAATTGGCGGTCTTTCATTAGCTGCTGGTCTGCTGATGGGGCCGCTTGCAAAGCTCAGGCTGGGGTTTGCGCTTCTGTCCGGCGGGAGCGGAATCGGAGGTACGGTATCAGCGTTCCGCATGTTGAGTGCTGCGGGCGGTAGCTCACTGGTAAAAATTAGCGGATGGCGTGCTTTACTCAGCGGCCTGGCAGGACGCATCGGCGTATTAACCAGAATGATGGTACCCCTGCGCGGTGCGTTACTTGGCGCCTTTACCTCTCCGGGGACTGCTATCAGCGCCCTGTCAAAAAGCATTGGCGGGCTGGCATTGCGGCTAACCGGGATCCCTGCTCTCTTCGGCATTGTAAAAGGCGGTATTGCGGCACTGGGCGGCGGATTATCAATGCTCTTGAGCCCAATCGGTTTAGTGGGTGCTGCTTTTGTAGCTGCGGGAGTACTGTTCTGGAAATACTGGGGACCAATTAAGGCCTTCTTTAGCGGTTTTTTTACAGGCGTCATCCAGGGGTTAGCGCCAGTTTATAACGCATTTTCCCGGCTGGCGCCCGTTTTCGGACTCATTGGGGATGGCGTCAAAAACGTCTGGAATTGGTTTAAAAAAGTATTAACACCCGTTGAGGAGAGTCGCGCGGCGCTAAACAAGTGCGCCAGCGCCGGGCAGACCTTTGGAGAGGTACTGGGGACCGCACTTAGCGTACTACTTTGGCCGCTTCAGAAGTTAATGGAAGGCGTCGGCTGGTTACTTGAGAAGCTCGATCTCATCCCCGATGGCATTGAAAGAGCCAGGCTGGAAGCAGCCAGACTAAGGGCTATTCCGGTTATGTGGGAATGGGATGAAAAATCCGGGCGCATGGTAAAAAGGGAGTGGCAATGGTCATCTGAAAAGCCTGCAAGCAAAGGCAGCGCCCCGCCGCCCAATGTGCTGGGGGGAAGCTCTGGAACAGAGCGGCGGCTGGGCCAAATCGCGGATAACACGAAAGGCCTTTTAGATGAGGAAAAACGCAAACGTATCGGGCCGGGTGACATTGTATTTAAAAATCTCCCTCCAGCCTTTGCGGTGCGTGGTGAATGGCAGGAGTCGAGGCTTGTCCGCAAGGCTGTCAGCACTCGCCCGGTTATTGCCACTGGCGAACCATTGATAAAACAGACGCAGGCATGGCAACCGGTACGCCGAAATCAAAGAACCCACACGGCGGCTGCGGCTTCAGGTGATAATTTTTCCGGTGATGTTCATGTTCATCTGCATGACATTCAGAGCAGCAATCCGCGCGAGCTGGCTCGACTTGTTGGCGAGGCTGTCCGCGCGGAAATTGATAAAAGGCAACGTGCTGCCCGGGGTTCGTTCCGGGATAACGATTAATAAGGAGTAATAACTATGATGATGGTATTCGGACTTTTTGTATTTGAACTCAGGACACTGCCCTATCAGCAATTACAGTTATCTCGTAACTGGCGGCATGTAAAGAATGACCGTGTGGGCCGGAGCGCTAAATGGCAGTACGTTGGCGCCGGCGAGAACCAGTTGACGCTGGGTGGGCTGCTATACCCTGAAATTACCGGCGGCAACCTGTCTTTGGGTGCAGTTTCAACGATGGCCTACACAGGGTTGGCCTGGCCGCTGATCGATGGCGTCGGATCCATTTACGGGATGTATGTCATCACGGGCTTGCAGGAAACGCATCAGGAGTTTGATCGCTACGGCAAAGCGAAAAGAATTGAGTTCACACTATCGTTGCAGAGGGTTGATGAAGATATCAGGGAACGACTGCAAACTATCTCTGTCAACAATCTGATGGCAACCATAGCGGATGGAGTTGAGGCTACTTTAATTGAGGCCCAAAATGCAACTGATTTTTTAAAACAGTGAGCTAAGACGTGGTTATTTCTAGAGAGTTATATCTTTGAAACAAACATTAAACCCCACTTAGAATTATACTGGCTAAGATTTTAGACTTATAAATATAACCTTGAAAAAACTAGGCTCATCACTTTACCTTTAATATAGGTATACACTAGACAATAAAATCAATAAACCTAACCATAACAACGCCCTGAATCCTGAATCCTGAATCCTGAATCCTGAATCCTGAATCCTGAATCCTGAATCCTGAATCCTGAATCCTGAATCCTGAATCCTGACGTAGAGATTAACACACTGACAAGAAAAATAGCCCAAGCGACTATTTAAAACACTTCCACCAATCCAATTTGACAGATAAAACCCACAATCCGCCTCTATAAAAAACCAATAAAAACCATAAAAAACTTAATAAATGGCTGAGCATTTGATATACCCCCAGCCATCTATTAAAAGCTATAACCTTATTTATTACCTTTGCGACTTTCATAGAATCCAATTAATTCTTTTAGCTCAACCTTTCGGGGAAGCAGCTCAATTGGAGGTGTTTTTTTAAGATAGTCTATTGCATATTTAACGCCACCATCTTTTTTATACATCATTTTATTTACATGCCTAGAGTTATTTTCATAATTCTCAATGGATTCCAAAGCATTCTCAAAGAAACTTAAGGCATATTTTTTTTCATCACTTAAAGATAATGCCCTTGCAGACAGTTGAGCTAAGACCAATGTGGCACTGTAATATGTTTGGTTTTTTAGCTCAGCACTATCTAACCTTACTTTACTTGCGTAACCCATTCCATCAATAACTTCACTAAGTGTATTTGCCGATATAAGTTCTGATTTAGCTCTTTGAAGCCAATAATGCGTATCATCTCGGTAAACATATGCTATTTCCTTATATATGTCTCTTATAAAAACATGGACATTGTTACCATAACCTAGTTCATTTAGTTTATCAAAACTTATAAGGTTTTTTGATGCAGCAACAAACCCGCTAGACGCGAGAGATATGATCATTTTTGAGACCACCTTATATGCCTGGGGATTATTAGATATATAGTCACTAATAACCTTCAAGAGCCAGGATGGTGAGTTACAAACTAATACACCATTTTGCTCAGGACCGGTAACCTCCAACTCTAAAAGCCTATCATTTTTAGAAATAAAATCGTTTACGTCAAAATGCTTTATTAAACTGTTTATATGTCCAAATGTGGCCTTATTAAAAGCTGCAATCAAAATCAAAATACACATAGAGTTATCATCAAACTTTTTGTTAAATAAACTTGAGGAATCTAATCGTGTTCCATATTCCTGATAATATCTATATGCAAAATTCAACAATGTCTCCGCATTTTTATATAAAGGCAAGCCCTCAGAAGATAGTTGATTATTAAGGTATTTCTCTTCCGCTCGATTAAAAATATTTTTCAACTTAACTTCAATATACTCAATACTCCTATCTTTTAGTTTGTGTCTATATAACTCTACATCACCAAAGCTTGAGCATAAAATTACTTTGTTTGTATGATGAATTTTAATATTTAAAACTTCGTCTATACTTTGTGCATTTAAAAAATTAGAATCAAAAATAAAAATATGATTTTCAAATTTAATCAATGATTGTTTTATGGATGGATCAAATGTATCTGATGAGGAATAGTAGGAGGCACCATACTCTTTTTTTGTGTCTATAATTTGAAATAACAAGACGGATTTACCACTAAAGCGTCGACCAGTTATCAAGATAAAGTTATTACTTCGGAGGCTTTTTATTGCATAATCACAAGCACTACGTTGAGAAAAACTAATCGAGTTCCGTAAAACTCTAACATCACCTTTCATCTTCGTAACTGGGCCACCATTAGCAAAGAAATCTATAGCATCATCTTTAGTTAACTTTGAGTCATCAAGCTCGAAGGTTCTTGTCGGCGTTTCGCGTTCTATACCTTGCAGAATTTTATTTAACCATTGATATATTTGCTCAAAAGTATCAAATGTTATAACTTTTTCGATACCATACTCTGAAAGAGCGATTCTCTCTTCTAGACCCAAACGTCCCTTCTTAATATATAGTGATTTTTTGAAAGGTGTAGTTTTAGATAAATGCATCAAATCAAGCTCACCATCAAGACTACATCCTATAAAAATGAAAGCTGAATTTTTAGCCTCTTCCTCCAAAAAAGACAACATAGATTTGTTTTCATCTATACTATGAACATACTCACGCCAAGTAAATATTAAACTTTGCTCTTGATACTTGATAAACTCAGTAATATCACCATGAATTTTGAATAAGCACTTATTAGATGATATATACTCTCTCTGGACTGAACGATTTGGGCAAAGGACTCTATATTTCCTAGTGGAATTTTCTATTGCATCATCAATGTTAAATGTAAAAATATGAGGCCAGTCCAAGCCAATAAGTTTCAACTTTTCACGATCTGTTATCTCACACGATGAGAAAACATTACCCAATAAAGCCTTTGATTTTGCTTTTGGTATATAATCCTCCATATTTAAAAGGCCGAACGCTTTTTTTAATTGCGTGATATTTTTAATCTCTTGAACTTCCGCTGTAGTTAAAGACTCCTTTTCTATCGCAATACTCTTTATTAACTCCGTAAGTTTAGCAGCATCAGGAACTTTACCATTTTTTGCCCTAACCCCCATAGTGAACCCGCTACCAAAAAAAGGGATCAACTGAGAGGCTTTGAATAAAGCAATGATTTCTTGATTTAATGATGGTTCCGTATAATGTTGTACTTGCATTTTGCCCTCGCATGAATTTTGTTTAAAAACTTCTCTCAAAAAATAATAGAAGCATCATTGAATTATAGTCAGGTTACACTTATCCTTGCAACCTCTTATCAACATTACTTTTTAGCTCCTGATAAATTAGTTTGGTTGTTGAGTTTATTTAATCCTATAGAACCACAACTAATACTGAAAAATACAAAATCCCCAGTATATAAATTGCTAATATACCCACGTGAAATATTTTCATATTTCACGTTTCCACATGCACAGAGTGATATATTCATTGGTCACATCTAATTCCTTGTTAGTAGATTCCCTCTGGCCTGCCGCATCAGTATAGGTTCCCTCAGTAAGCGCTAACGGGCCACTTTTCTGATTATCAGTGCCGTGAGTAGTGTTTGGATCCCAAGTTGTTCCTGGAGAACGGTCACCAGAACGGTGCCAGTGCGGAGGCAAATTATCAGCTTCAAGCTTCACCTTGTTACTGCCGCCGGTCGCACCAAACTGCGAACCAATCCGCACCACCCTATCAGCAAAGGTTTCGCTTAAATCAGCCCATTTCTGCCATGGGAAGCGCTCCGCTGGGCTTTTCTCACCTGCGACAACGATTCCGACATAAAAAATGGCGTTAACAATAGCCCTATAGGCCGCTCCGTCGCTGTTGAGTCCCAGCGCCTTCAGGGCTTCGGATGTATCGCTCAGATCGGAAAGATTATTTTCTTTCTGAAGTGCGCCGGTGATGCGTAAGTCATCCCCCGCAGCCACCGTTTCCGCCGTGGTGCCCACGTTCCGCGTGGCTGAGTTTCCCAGCTCCAGATTATCCCGGGCCTCTCCGGTATCGTTTAAATCAGCAAGATTTTGTGCTTGCCGCAGATAGCGTTTATCACCCGTTTCCTGCGTGAGTGTGGCAAGCGCCGGATCGATAATAAGCTGCACGCTTGAGGTATGTGTCAACGTCAACACCAGCGTCAGAATGATCTCTTTGATAATGGAATCCGATTGCGCCGGGAGGTATGTCGCCGGGTATGTGCCGTAAGCGATGAGCGTCCCCTTAGCGCTCACCAGCCCCGCTTCTCTGAGCGTTTTACCCGGATAATCCTGGCAGTTGATAACGATCTGACCGCTGATAAACCCCTCATAGCTTGAATCAGAGTCAAAGGTTTCACGGCCAAACTGACCAAAAAGCGCCGTCACCGCCGCCAGCTCATCGGGATCGGTCGGCAATGTCACGCCGCCACCATCGCCGATCAGCACGGAGGTAATACCCACCACCTCCCCCGCCTGATACGCGGCCTCGATTTCGGCGGCGCCCGCCGTGGTTAGTGTCAGTCCCATGGCCATTATACCTCCTCACTTTTTGTTTCTGGCTCAATGCCGTACACGCTGGCAAGTTGATCATAAAAATCATCACTCACGGTCTTGCGGTCAGCATCGATATCGCCTTCATCAAGATAAATCACACCAGCGATCTGAAGCCGGTTCAGGTGTTCCAGGAAAAACGCATCGGTCTGACAAAAGTCGATCAGGCTTTTTAATTGATTGAATGTTTTCATAGTTTGTTCGTTATCCAGTTGCCGGGTAAATCGTCGTAATCGTCCAGGCCCGCACAGGCATAAAACGCGTAATAGTGCGCGGTGACGTTCGGCACTTTGCCCATAAATACCAGGCCTTTGCCGGCGAGTAATGCGCAGCTCCTGAATATTGCCGTTGTGGTGACAATCTCCGGGTAACTCGCAAGATTAAATATCGTGTTAACGTCGCTGTGTAATGACGCGCAGCCGTCAAACAGATAACCCACCGTCGTTACCGCCGTGGTGTTGAGTAATCCCGCCCCGACGACTTCCAGCGCACTGCATTCCGAAAAGACATTCGTGAATACCGTGGCACTTATGCTGGCGGCAAAAAGACCGGCTGGCACTGAGCGCAGGTTTTTACAGCCCCTGAAAGTCTGGCCGTAAGAGGTCACCAGCGGGTTGCCGCTGAACAGGTTTTCCGGTATTTCCTCCACGCCGGTATTCTGGAACGTGGCGCCAAACGAGGTAATAAGCGAGCAGGACGCGAACAGCGTCGGCGGAATATTTACCAGTGAGGTGCAACCGTAAAACGTCGATCCGGCGCCGGACAGAAGAATGTTGTTTTTCAGCAAATCGCCGGGCAATAACGCCAGTGAGGTGCAGCCCGAGAATGTCAGCGTTAACGAAGTGAGATTGATGCAACCATCAAGCAGGCCGGATGGTAGCGAGATGAGTGCAGTACAATCCCGGAAAGTCGATCCCATGCCTTTCAGGGACACCATGTCGCTGAATAGCTCTTTTGGCAGTTCAACCAGCGCGGAGCACTTGTCGAATAAGAAATCGACGGCTGTCACTTTGGCGCAACCGGCAAACATATCTCCCGCGAGAGAAACCAGAGAGCGGCAACCTGAAAACGTATAGCCCAGGCTGGTTAACGCGCTACATCCCCGAAATGCGCCGTCCCCCACAGAAACCAGCGAAGTACAGTTTACAAAAGCGTATGTGAATGTCGTTACCAGCGCTTTCTCAGCAAAAGCATCTGCATCAATTTTCGTGAGCGATCCACAGTTAGCAAAAGCGTATGAGAAAGTGGTGACTTTCGCGCAGTCAGTAAAAGACGGGAGCGCCGTCAGGCTGCTGCACCCATAAAACGTACTGGCAAAGGTCGTCACCTCTACGCAGCCGCTGAAAATATCTTTCGCTACAGTTTCAAGAGAGCGGCAGCTGTAAAATGCAGAGGCGAATGTCTGCGCCTGGCTGCACCCGGCAAATAAACCCGCGCCGACCGTTTTCAGCGAACTGCAACCAGAAAAGACCGTGCCGAAATAGGTCACTTTCGACAGACCAGCAAACAGACCGGCAGGAACAGAAAGAAGCTGCGAACAGCCAGTGAATGCACCGCCAAAATGATTCGCTTCAGAACATGTTTTAAACAGGTTGGCGGGAATTGCCGTCAGTGCCGTGCAATTCTGGAATACGCCGGTGAATGCGCCGCCCGGAACATCCGCAAACATATCAGCAGGCAAGACAAGAAGATTTTTACACGCCCTGAAGCTATAAGAGAATGTCCCTGCTGAACCGCATCCTGTAAATATTCCCGTGCCGATATTTGCAAGCATTGAGCAACCATCAAACGCGTAACTGAAATTCACCGCAGATACACAGCTGTGGAACAGATTATTGCCGATACTGATCAGGCCGGTGCAGCCTGCAAATACCGATGAGAAGTCGATCGCATCGGGCTGGTTTGCAAATAGCCCCGATGGAACCTCAGTAAGCGATGTACACCCTCTGAATGCGTCTGAAAAATCCTCTATCTTCATGCGAGAAAACAACGATGCCGGAATACCTGTAAGCGACGAGCAGTTGGTAAAAATATTTTTGCAGTTATTCACGTTTGGCAAATCGTCAAATGCTCCGGGACGAATAGCCATTAATCCGGTGGTATCCAAAGCGAACCCTGAAAGATGACCTCTTTCCCCTGTAACACTAATCAATTCCACAACAGGGTTCAGTTTCGAAGAATAGTTAGATAAACGGCTGCGCAGACAGGCAGTTTCCGTGTTCTTAACCGTGATGGTGTATTCCTTTCCCTGTACTAATTCACGTGTAGGAATAACCCAACCTGAAGCTTCACTGGCGGGATCGAAACGGTAATCCCGGCTGTCAATGCCGTCGCCATAGTCAACCGTGAAACCCTCGTCCATATGAGCAAAGAATATTGGCCTGGTTGCACTGTCGATGCGGGTAATGAACTTCATTACCGCGACCACTTTTATGCTTATCACCGCACTGACGCCATTAGTCGTCGTAACGGTGACCGAACAGGTACCTCGCTTCATGCCCGTAACCAGAATATCGCCGTTTACTATCCGGACGGTCGCGATTGTTTGATCCGATGTAGTTACCGTAAAGGTTTTATCTTCCGCGTATTCGGGGAGAATTGTCACCGTGACCGTTTCCTCGTCCTCGGGGGCCAGATTCAGCTCGTAGCGGGATAAAACCACCTGCAACGGGACAAAGCGCGGCGTGATTTTCTCCGTGGCGTACATGTAACCGGCCGCATACGAGGTTCCCTGAAGTCGGCCAAATACATGAACGGAAAACCAGCTGCGCAGATTCCTGGCGCGCAGCACCGCCAGTTTTAGATCCTGCTGGTCGTATTCCGTCACCGGCAAATCATTCTGATAAACGTTCAGGCGAAAGGTATACGGATCCCCTTTCGGGTTCTGGTTGAACCATTCAACAATATCCGTCCCAAAAGGACTGTCCACCAGGGCATGACGGACGGCCGCGACCGTACCGCGATGGCGGTGTATGTAGTGGGCGCGCTTGATCGCGTCGCGCTTCTTTTGTTCTGACCAGTTAATATTCCAGGTATCAACCTGATATTCCCACGCCAGCCACGGCAGCAGCGCCAGCGGGCAACTGTCCGGATCTTTAACCCAACGAATCAGATATACAGGCAACCTTTCCAGCGCTGCGGCGCTGGCTCTGTCGATGGCCCGCTCCACGGCGGTGGCGTTGGGGGGCAGAATGCTGGCGGGATAATTAGCGGTCATGGTCCATCACCACAAGATTGATTTTCACAGAGGTGCAATGCGGGGCTTCGCCCATCGTCGCAACGACGTCGGCGACGGGTGAATGCAAATCGACGGTGACAACGCCGTCCTGATGCAGCGCCCCGTCTATGCCCGACCGTGCAGCGGTGGCGTTGATAAGATGCACAGAGGCAGTGTATTCGTTCAGTGCTGCGGTGGCTTTTTCCAGCACCGTGGCGGTGTCCACGCCATAAGGGACGTAAATATCAGCAACCACCTGATAACTCACAATCACAGCGGAGCGGACATAATCAGCCACATAATCCGTAATCGGACGCACGTCTTCCGGGTTTACCGCTGACAGGACTTTATCAAGCAGCACCTGCGGGGCAGTCCCATCTCCGGTACGTGACAGCACGTAGAGAAAAACGCGTCCTTCCTGGTTATGTGTTTCAGGGCCATAGGCGCGCACATCGAGCACATCCGCATCCGCACCTCGCGCAAAATAGTGATAGGCATTTCTGGCGCCCGCCGTGCTCAGGCGAGCCCATGAGAGCAGCGTGCGGCCGCGCAGCTCTTCGTCGCTTTCATATACTGCGTCCGCCTCGTCGGTGGCTTCGGTAATCAGCAGGCGTTCAGTGTCAAAATTCCCGGCGACCTGATCGAGATCCGCCCCCAAGGCGCTCGAAAGCAGCACCGCGCGCACGGCTTCATTGATACGTTGAAGCAGATGGATCTCGCGATAGGTGAATGCCTGGGCCAGTGCCGCCATCGGTTCAGATTCCAGCAGCAGCGCAGCAGACACAGAAGCCTGAAGTTCCACAGGCATGGCCGCCACGATAAGCGCCTGGATATCAGCCAACGCCGTTTCAAAATCCGGCACCTCGACGATGTCAGGCTGTGGGATCTGAGATAAATCGACGGACGTTTGCACACTAGCTCCTTAACCTGATGGTGTTGCTGGTTTCTGTCATGGTTTCCGTGATAGTACCGGCCAGTTCAGCAGTCACCGCGCCTGTTTCTGAAAACACCACATTGACGGTGGTCAGACTGATCCGCGGCTCCCACTGCGCCAGCGCAATAGCGGTGGCGCCCATCAGCTGCATGCGGGTGACGGTGTTCTGTGGCGCATCGAGTAAATCAGGTACCACGCTGCCAAAGTCCCGGCGCATCACACGGGAGCCTGTTGGCGTGGTGAGGATTTTTGTCACAGACTGCCAGAGCTGATCGTGATCGGTCAGCGAACCGGTGCCTTCCGGGTTCATCCCCGTGTAACTGGCTGTCATTGTGGGCCTCCTGTAGTACTCCCACCAGACTGCACGCCACCGTGTTTATGTTCATGTACGGTGATCCCGTTTGACTGCAACACGCCGCCGGAATGGAACACATCACCGGCCATCGTGCCGCCGTGGGTCAGCTCGAAAGTGCGTGTTTTGAGGTGGTTTGTGCATTCCACCTCCGGCGTATCCAGCGTGACGCGGGTCTCGGCCTGGATATGCGCGGTTTTAATGCCGGTCACGGCCAGCACTCCGGCATCGGCGGCAGCGTCGTAATGCAGGCGCGCGCCATCGGGTGCGGTGATGCTGATTTCCAGCAGGCTGCTGCCCGTTGGCGGGTTATCTGCGCTGTATGCTGAGCCAATCACAAACGCGTTTTCAGGGTTGCCGCCCGGGCAACCAATCCAGACCTGCTCCCCTGTCGAGGGCGGCAGCCAGATGCTGAATGCCCCTGCGCGGGTGACGTTCCAGCGGATCCAGGTGGTCAGCAACCTGCCGGAGCGAACGCGCACCGCTTTCTTATCGGCGCTGATTTGTTCCACGACGCCCAGGCGCAGAATGTTTTCCAGCAGGCGCATCAGCTCAGCATTCATGACGCACCGCCCAGACTGCTGATAACGGCGTTTTCCGTAGCGTTCAGGTCTGCCGGAGTCATGCCCAGCAGTTCGCGCGCCGGGTACTGCGCGTAAGCGCCCGGGCCAACTTCATCCTGGAGGCCGTACTGGTGAATACGGGCAATGCGCGCAGCAATGCCATCAAATCCTACGGTGACGCCGCCCGCGTCCGGTCTGACTTTCATAAAACGCAGGGTGCGCAGGCGGGTAAACATCGGCGCTTTTTTTGTCTCTGTCTGCGTCGCTGATTGCGTTTTGATTTCCAGATACCGCTCGATATCGGCACGGTAGAAGGTGCGGATATCCCGGCGCTTCTCGTCAAAACCCGTGATTGTCCGGCCATATTTACCGCGCCCACCGCGCCAGTTTTTCAGCGCCCGCACCTCGTTATTCCAGAAGAACTTGATCCCCTGCTGGGTGCGGTAAACCTTACGGCGGCGCACGGCATAGCCGCTGCCGTCCGGGTTTTTCTGTGACGCGATACGACGCTGCTGACTGCGGCGCAGTGCCAGACCAATTTTGCGCGCGGTACGGGTGCGCCCCGCCGGGCTGACGCCGTCGAGGATGTCCTGAAAGAGCTGATCCAGCTCGCTGAACATGCGATCGCTCACGCTCCGCCCTCCTGAAGCATGCCTTCAAATACCAGCCCCCAGCCTGCGGCGTGAGGGGCCAGCACGCGCGGGCGAGGCTCCGGCAAATGCTCGGCGCACGGCACGCCGTTTTCATCCAGTTGAACCAGTACACGCTGACTCACCGGCAGCTCAAACATCAGATCGGCGGTGTCATCGTTGTTAATCAGCGTGGTGAATTTAATCTGCTGGTTTTTATCCGGGTTCAGCAGCAGATCGGGTTGATTAAACCAGAGCCAGGCCATCAGCGGCAGCGTGAAGTCGTCAATGCTCCCGGCGTAGTTCATGACGAACAGCACCAGAGAATATCGATACATGAAAGACGGCGTTTCACCGGTGGTTTCAATGCCACCCTCTTCAACGAACACCGTCCAGGCTTCCGGGTTCGCCCGACACCAGGTGTTTGCTTTCTCAATGGCGGCACGGAGGGTGTCTATCTTCAGCATTTATGGCTCCTTACGGGTGTTCAGGCGCAGGTTGTCCCACTGGCGGATCGCCGCTTTGTCAGCATTGCAGGCATCAAGCGCATCCATCAGTCTGTCGCTGAATATCGCCACCGCGCCCCAGGTCACTGGCTTATCCAGAATCGGGCGTGGCGTCTCTTCGGTCAGGCTTTCCGGGACGGGTTCACGGACCAGCTGAATGATCGGCGCGGGCGGTGCGTTTTTGCAGGCTGCGGCTGACAGCGTCAGGCACAGGAGTAACAGCGCACGTGTCACCATTGAACGCGGCCTGCATTGCTTCACGTCGGCGCTCCCCTTCTGCATTACGCTGTTGCTCACGGACTTTTACCTCTGCCAGTAACTTATGGGTTTGTATGGCGGTCGCCTTCACTTCCTGAATAACCTGGTCGTAACCGGTCGCCGTTTCGGTCAGCAACTTGTTGCGGGTCCTGGCCTCGCTCAGCTGGTCGGTCTGCCACCAGACAGCAGCCAGAAGGACAAGCATCACAATCACACTGCCCGCCCTCATGACGGCGTACTCAGGCCCAGCAGGCACCAGGCTTTAAAATCATTGCGTCGGTTAACCAGGCCGGCGGAGCGCTTACCGCCCACATTGACGAAATCAGTCAGCCTGTTGCACATCTGCGGCCATTGTCTGGCCTGGGCATGCTTCCAGATCGTGGTCCTCTGCTTGCGTCCGTTTTTATCGGTGAACCACATCAGCCCGGTGCAGCCCAGATTCAGGGCGGCATCAGTCATGGCCTCAAAGGTGAGCTGAGGCATATCGGCGCCGTGAAAATTGTTATTAATGCAGTTTTCTGCCCGTTGCAGATCATTGATCCAGCGTCGCGCTATTTCCTGGTTGCTGTATTCGCGGTTTTCTACGCCGCCCGTGGAGCCGATACCAATGGTCAGAGCACCCGCCGTGCAGTAATAAGGCGTGCTGCGGCAGTCTTCCCAACCTGCAATTTTCTGCTGCCCTTCTTTCGACGTTCTGACGCTCCCGGGCGCCAGCGAAATGCCCAGAGCCACAATCACCGCAATCGAACATTTTTTGACGATGTTCTTCATGCAGGTTTGTCTCCGTGCAGTTGCTCCAGCAGCTGCCGCTCGCGGTCCGACAGGTTGCGAGTTTCCGCCTGGCGGAGAATCTGCTCGATCAAATCGTTACGGCGCTGGCTGGCCTGCTCAATGCGGCGGCGGTGAATCGCCAGCCGGACGGCGGAAACAATTCCCAGAAGAAGTCCAGCCAGCGCCAGCTTTTCGCTGACGGTCATCACGCCCACGCCCGTCACCAGGGCGGATGTTGCAAACGCAAAATATTCGTTAATACGATCCAGAGTCATTCCCATAACTGGACGGTTACCCGTTCCACCTCGCTGGTTATCACGGGCATTTCGATCTCCTGCCCGGCATTCAAAAATATCTGGTTGCTCAGTCCCGGATTGGCTTCGAGCACCTTCTCCGTGACACCTGCGGTTTTGCCGTAATGACGCCAGCAAAGCTGATCAACCGTGTCGTTTTGCAGCGCCCTGACTTTCATCAGAAAAGCTCCGAGTAAATACGGGGTTCTTCCCGGATATCTGAAATACTCCAGCGCCCGTCCCGCCAGAGGTCGTCTATTTGCCTGTCCAGAGCCTCCGCGTCCTTGTCGCCCTTTGGCGTGGTGCCGACGTCCCTGTAACCTTCCAGTACGCTGGCGCGCGTGAAGGAGTAGACCGCACGCCGGAAGCGGTAAACTTTTGCGCTTTCGCCGTTAATCAGCTCGACGGGTTCACCGGCGGAAGTCAGCAGTACAGAAGCCAGCGATTCCGCGCCTTCCGCCTCCCTTTGCTTCCGCCAGTCCTTCAGTTGATCCGCGACGTGCAGCGCGGCCTCCGTAGCCATATGCATCAATCGGGAAGTCGTAATATCACCGGCGATGCGGGCCGCGAGGCGCAGATCGTGGGGTTTTACCGTAGGCCAGAAAGTACCGACGGCAATCTGTGCGCCGCCGTCGTCCACGTCCGTCACATCACTCTCAGCAGGTCTGACGGGGCGCTGCGCGATAAAACTCATCGTCGTTTCTCCGGTAGGTCAGGCGGTGGGCTCCCGGTAAAAAGACCGCATAACGGGCAGATCGCCGGGCGCGCCGCCTGTGGCGCGGGGCCAGTTCATTACGCTCAGGCGTTTACTTTGACGGCGGTTTTCGTTGTCTTTTTTGCCGCCGTTTTGCGGGTGGCTTTTTGAGTGCCGGCCGCCGTTTTCGTCTGCTTGCGCGTTCGTGTTGCTTTTTCTGTTGCGGGTGTTTCGGTTGCTGCTGTATCGCTGGATGAAGCCTCATCTTCCGCATCACCACTTGCCGCGCTGGTCTGCGGCGCCTTTTTCAAAGCGCTGACCAGAGAAGCGATCTCCCGTTTCACACCGGCACCCGGGTTCAGGCTCATGGCTTCCCGGAAGAATTTCAGCGCTTCGCCTTTGGTTTCCGCGTCTTCCGTGTCGCGACGGCAAAACGCCCTCACCTTGCACAGCTTCGCGCGGACCTCATCCGGCATATCACTGTCAGCCACAATTTCGGCCAGCTCGTCCAGCATGGGGATATAGCCTGACAAATCGGCTCCGGCGTCCGTGGTGGCGAGGTTCAGAATGGGATTGCAGATTTCCTCGGCCAGTACCGTGGGTGCCGGGCGGCGATAGTTGTCATCCGGCATGCTCAGGCCATGCTTAACGACATAGCGCCCGATACGCAGCGCCAGCGCATAGTCGGAGCAGTCCACCGCCCACACCATCAGCGTGGTGATGACCGGATCCGCGCGCCCGCTGTCGCCCTCGATCGTGCCGTCAATCCATCCCTGAAACTCAGGAAGGATGCTGGCCTTTACAGCGGCCTTCGCCTGGCGGGACTGGATTTGGCTTAGCGAAGATTTATGCATATGCAGGCGAAAGAGGATCTGCTCATGCGCGGTGCGCGTCTCCGCGTCACGCTCATCACTGATGCCCCGCCTCTCTGCCATGACCTTCTGAAAGTGTCTTTGTGCCGGTGTCAGCATGGGTTCATTCTCCTGGGCGGGCTTGCTGCCCGCCATGTGATGGGGATTATCAGGCGAATGTCACGCCGTCGATCATGGCAATCATGCCGTACTCTTCAATGACATAGTCATCATTGCTGGACTGGTAAGTCGCCACGCGGTTGTATTGCGGCTCTTCCCGGATAGAGCGACGCAGGGAGCCTTTCTGGTAGTACACAGAGAGGTTTTTCAGGTTGGTGATGAGCACGACATCTTCAGGAATGCCCGGGACAAAGACCGTCGGCAGGCCGCCGATCTTTTCCTGGCTGACAATGAGCTGCGCGGCCAGTAGTTCGGTATTCGGATTGGTCTGGCTGAGCGCGTTCACTTTCGGCAGGTTCACTTTCAGCAGCAGATCGGACGAGAGCACAGTCACCAGACCGGGAGCGCGGCGGAACCAGGGATCCATAAGGCTGTGGCGTGCATCGAGCACGGCGGCATCAATATTGCCGTAGGTGCCTGACGCAATTACCGCGTTATTCTCATCACGGGAAGTCAGCGTGATACCTGGCATAATGCGCTGCGGCGCCTCATTGCGGATCTTTTGCAGCCAGCCAACGCCGCAATCCTGCAATAACGGATAGGTCGTGCGGTCGGAGTTTTCAGAGTAATGCGTGCCATTAAAGCCAATCATCTGGCGATCCAGCCCCAGCTGACGGGCCATCGCATTACTGATTAATGACTGAAATTCAGGGTGACCGGCCCACGCGTCCAGCTCCGCATACGAAAGCGCATAGTCATAGTTGGTTTTGCGGCAGTGGTAGTTCTGCGGCTCTTTGTTATGGTTCGGTGCAGGGTTACGGCGGTTGGTGCCGTCCGAGCTGTTATTGGTGCTCGCCATCGGTCCCTTACTGCCAATTTTTACTTTCTGCCCTTCCTGCTCTTTAACCCCAAAGTGGTTAACCAGCTTCATGAAGTCATCCGACTCCATGGCGGCCTGTTCCAGTTTTTGCTGGATAGTCGGATCGACGCTGAAACGATTGGCAACGGCTGAGGGTGAGACACCGTTCAGATGTGCCTGGCGCACAATGTACTTATCAAATAGTTCGCGGGTCTGGTTTTCCATGGTTACCTCTTAGAAGTCTGCAAGCTGCGCGCTGCTGTTGCCGGTTGCCGCCGGTCGTGCGCTGTAATTTTCTGCGGGCTGGAGCTGAAGCTGACCGCGCAGCTCGTTAAGTTCGCTGGTCAGTTGCTGAATGGTGGCTTTATCCTGTTGGCGGTCCTGTTCCAGGGCACTGAACCGGTCAATCTGGTCTGCCTGAGATTGAGCAACGGCTTCAACAACCTGATGCAACTGACTGAACCGCTGATCGTCGGTTTTCTGGCCTTTACCAAGGATGCCCATCACGCGGTTGAACCAGTTGACGCCCTCCTCGCTGCGATGAGCGGCCAGTTCGATCACTTCAGCTTCAAGCGCATCAGAGAACAGCGGCGCCTCGATCTGCTGGTTATTGAAGGCCATCACCTGCGCGCGCTGCTGCGCGGCAAATTTAAGGCGCTCAGTCCCCAGACTTGCCGGGGTGTCCGTCATCGCCAGGCCGACCACATACGCCTTACCGTTAAGGGCAAACTGCGGATGCAGCTCAATACTGGAATAGATTTTTTTTCCTTCATCGGTGAGCTGCTTCATTCGTGCCGAAGCGTCGATCTCGGCATAGAGCGCCGTACGACCGGCCAGCGGCCCTTCGGTGATATCCTCCGCGCTTAAAGCAACAACATCTCCCATGGCGCCAAAATTGCTGTCAGGGAGCATGGAGAGATAGTGCTCCACGTTGACGCGGGCGCCGTAAACGTCCGGGTTGTAGCTCGCCGCCGCATCGCGGAGGTGCTGCGGCTGGATCTCGCGCCCGTCAACGGTGGCGCCGGAAACCGCAACGCGAAACTTTTTGCGGGCGGGTTTAGTCGTGCTGGCCATGTTGTTTAATCCTGTTGGTTTGTGTCAGTCGCAGCATCATCGCAGAGCCTGAAAGCCACGCGCCACGCGGTTTTGTTGTCGGAGAACGGCCAGACCTGAAAGCCCGAGCCGCGGGGATCGCGCGCAGGTAATCTCCCTGCTCAAAAGGGGGAAGTGATGATTCAGGATGCGTTTATTCGATTGAGGGCAAAGCAGCTCTACTGGCAGGGTTACCCGCCCGCCGAAATTTCGCGACTAATGGGTATCAACTCAAACACGGTTTATTCGTGGAAAAAGCGCGACGCATGGGATGACACAACGCCCATCAAACGGGTGACGCAATCCATTGACACCCGTCTCTGCCAGCTGAGCGCGAAAGACAATAAAACCAGTGGCGATTTCAAAGAGATTGATCTGTTAACCCGGCAGTTGAAAAAGCTGGATACCGGGCAGGCCTCCACTACCACAGGCGCTAAAAAAACCAGTCGACGCAAGAAGAAAAATCACTTCTCCGAGGAGCAGATCGAGGCGTTGCGCTTAAAAATTCTCGACTCTCTCGCATGGCACCAGCGCGGCTGGTACGAACAGCGAGATCAGCGTAATCGGATGATCCTCAAATCGCGGCAGATTGGCGCTACCTGGTACTTTGCACGCGAGGCGTTGCTGGGCGCACTGAGAACGGACGTTAAGCACGACTACCAGCGCAACCAAATCTTTCTGTCAGCATCACGAAAGCAGGCGCTACAGTTCCGCAACTTCATCCGCAAAGCGGCTGAAGAGGTGGACGTCGAACTTAAAGGCGGCGAGCAAATCACGCTGTCAAACGGCGCGGAGCTGCATTTTCTCGGGACATCAGCTGCGACCGCGCAGTCCTACACGGGGCACCTGCGATTTGATGAGTTTTTCTGGACCGGTAACTTTATCAATCTGCGTAAGGTTGCCGGCGCTATGGCAACGCTCAAAGGCTTAACGCGTACGTACTTCTCCACGCCATCCAGCGAAAGCCATGAAGCCTATCAGTTCTGGACCGGCGATCGGTGGAATGCGAAACGGCCTAAAGCGCAGCGCGTTGATTTCGATGTGTCCTGGAAGAAAACGCGTAGCGGCGTGCTTTACCCGGACAAAACGTGGCGGCAGATCGTCACTATTCAGGACGCTATCAACAATGGTTGGGACTACACCGACATTGATGAAATCCGGGACGAAAACAGCCCTGATGAATTTGAAAACCTGTACATGTGTGAGTTCGTCAAAGACGGCGAAAGCGCGTTCAATCTTAGCCAGCTACTGGGGTGCGGCGCTGACGGGTATGACGATTGGCCCGACTGGAAACCGTTCGCCAGTCGCCCTATGGGGCAACGTGAGGTGTGGCTGGGCTACGACGCCAACGGCGGCAGCGGCAATGGTGATGCCGGTGCTCTGTCCGTGACGGTCCCTCCCCTTGTGGCTGGCGGCCGGTTTCGCACGGTTGAATTGAAGCAACTACGAGGGCTTGAGTTTGAACAGCAGGCGGCGGTCATCAAAGAGGCTGCCGAGCGCTACAACGTCACTCACATCGCCATCGATGGACAAGGCGTCGGGGAGGCGGTCTGGCAGATTGTTAAAAACTGGTTCCCGGCGGCTATTTGCTACCAGATGAGCCTCTCTTCCAAGCGCGCCCTTGTCCTCAAAATGTTGCAGGTCATACGCGCTGGCCGCTGGGAATATGACCGCAGCGAGCAGGGTCTGGTCAGAGCCTTTAACGCTGTTCGCAAAGTTGTTACGCCCGGCGGTTTCATCACTTACGAAACGGACCGATCGCGCGGCGTAAGCCATGGTGATATGGCGTGGGCAACCATGCTTTCGATTATTAATGAACCGTTGGGCCAGGAAAGTGGCGGCGGTGGTTTCGCAATGGGATGGTAACTGTGAAAAAGAAATATGGTAAAAAGCCGATAGGCAGCACCGCCGGTTCTGACATTGTGGAGTCACTGAAGGCCGATCCCGCGTTGACAGCGTTCAGCTTTGACGGCCCTTATCCCGTGCGTGATATGGCCGATTTGCTGGACAATCTCTATTGCCTGGATAACGGGCGATACTATGAGACACCAGTAGATTTTTACGGACTGGCTAAAGCTCCGCGCCAGAGCGCCTGGCATGAGTCGGCGTTGTATTTCAAACGTAATGTGCTCACCGGCTGTTTTATCCCTCACAAGCTGCTCAATCGCCAGACCTTTTCCGCGTTTGCGCTGGACTGGTTCACGTTTGGCAATGCCTATCTCGAATTGCCGCGTAATCGCCTGGGCGGCCCGCTTCCCTTCAAACACTCTCTTGCGAAGTACACCCGGCGTGGGAGCACAGATCTCGATCAATACTGGTTTATCCGGCGCTGGAAAGAAGAGCACACGTTCAAATCAGGAACGGTTTGTCACGTTCTGAACCCTGATATTAATCAGGAGGTCTACGGTATGCCGGAATATATGGCAGCACTGCTGGCCGCCAGCCTGGCCCACTCCGCTGACATGTTCCGTAAGCTGTACTACGACAACGGATCGCATGCTGGATGCATTGTCTATATTGGCGCCGGACAGGTTGACGATAAAAGCATGAAGGCAGTCAAAGAAACGTTGACTGGTGCGCGCGGTAAAGGCGCATTTAAAAACCTGCTGCTGCATGCGCCAGGCGGCGGCAAAGACGGCGTGCAAATCCTCCCCTTCCAGCAGATCACGGCGAAAGATGAGTTTATTAATATCAAGAATGCCACACGTGACGACATACTCGCAGCGCACCGTATCCCGCCGCAGTTGATGGGCGCCATGCCAGAGGGAAACGGATCATTTGGGGATATCGAGAAGGCCGCACGGGTCTACGCTATCAACGAGCTGACGCCAGTAATGGAGGCCCTGAAGGTGGTCAACGAGTGGCTAGGAGAAGAGGTGATCCGTTTCAACCCTTATGCGTTGCTTTCCCCAGAGAAATAACTGCTAGAGAATTCACTTTCTTTGTACAACACCAGGCACTTATAACAGGCCAGCGTTTTCGCTGGCCTCATCTTTTCTGCTTAAAAAATCCCGCATCAGCTGCCCTCTACGCATCGCTGCTTTTTTCCTGCGTGAGGCATGCCTCTACCTAAAATCACCGCTCACCGTGACGCAGAACCCGTGAAATTGCGTATTCTGCCGCCTTCACTACCCTGACCCGTTTACGGGGGCTTGCCCCCCGTCACCTGCGCACAGTGATCCTATCTTTTTACGTGCATGCACAAAACCGGTCTCAGACCGCGCTCTGCATGGGCTTAAAGGGGATAAAGTATATCCAAAAAATTGTGCAGATTGGTGCACTGTTGCGCGTAGTGTGCCATATAATGATTCATATTTAGAGCAGATGATAAATAGTAAAATCAAAACAAACATCAAATCCCATAGGGTAAATTGGACTTAAATGTTATTATTCCATTATTATGCCTTACAGATGAAACTCTACAATTCCTTATCCCTCTAATAGAATCTCCATTTTTAATTATCTCAATAAGTTTAATGAACTCGCCTTTTTTCATATTTTCGATCGCATCTAAGTCATCAACCTTTACAGTTAACGTCGTGTCAGAGTCACTTAAAATCATCCCTTTTGAAATAACCCTCTCAGCGGCAGTGAAAATTTTAACAATAAAACCCCTCTCGGATGAAAGATATATAGACAACTCTCGCTCACCTTTTATCGGCTCATCAATGGGCGAGTATATATTCTTGTGGGAATTATAAATTGAAAATAAATTAAGATAAAATACATTAGCAATAGATGCTTCACTTATAATTATTTTATCTTTTGTGGATAGTAACTTACATGATACATAAGCAATTTTCGGACTCAATGGAAAAAAAATGAAATTAAATTCATCCGAATTATTCCCATGATCCACAACGTATTCTTTAGGAATCACCTTTAAAAGATCGTTAACATTGACAGCCCTGTTGACAACAGGGTTGTCAGATGTAATAAACGGAAAGTTAGTGTCGTTATATACAATGGTTGAATACGGATGAATAGCCCCACCAAGATCCAAGCTAACTATTTGTTTTTTAACAATATCCTTGAATAACAAGCTATGTTCATTCGTACCACAAAAACCATCAATATACATCGCCACTTTATCAAAGGTATCCTGCATTGATTTGATAAAGACTTCAACTCTTATAAATTGAATCATAGTAAAATAAGACATGAATGACATGTTATCATTATCAATTTTACCATTCTCGATTTCTTTAAAGTTACGCGGATAATTAAATTCCACCTTTGCCAAAAAGTCTTCTATTTGAGGATGATTTGGGTCATCGCCTTCTATATTATAGAAGTAAGACTCGACAAACGAATTATGCTTTAAGCCTCTCATTTTCCAACCTGAAGACAGCTTATTATTGCTAACATATATGGCACCATCAGACCCTTTTCTATTATCACTCTCATTAGTAATACGGCATTGAAAATTTTTCAAGTAACAAACTGGAACTAAATGTTGATTTTTTTTCATCGCCATGTTTTACACTCTCAGTTATAGTCACGATTTCATTCACTAACTTTATCATAGGACATGAATAATGGAATCCAAATCATTATCTACAGCCAAATTATTAATAAGTGGCAGAGATTATCTTACTCAGTAGCTTGATTTGCGGTTTATACAAGTTCGAGTCTGTAATAACTTGGCCAATCAGAAAAAAACCGTAGCGCGGGGTTAATTATTTCGCAAAGAAAATATGAAATGATTTTCATTTAAAAACATTTTTATGTAATACTCATTCTATAGGTGTTATTAATTTAGTCATCGCTGGGATTATTGATGTCATCTTGATTTAAATTGTTCGAGTTATTAATTTCATCTCTAATATGGCTTACAGCTGAAGAAAATAGCATGATCATATACATCATACTCATAATTATTTGTGACATTACCACTAGTTTGGCAGCTGAACTCTTGGGTGTAATATCTCCAAACCCTACCGTAGATGAATTTACTAATGAAAAATATAAACCATCTACAACACCAAGCTTACTAGAAGAGAAGGCATCCACAGAGATGCTTGACATGAACATATAGATTACACCGTATGCATAAATCATGAAAAAATATGATAAAAATGCTGCAAAAAGAGCTGAAAAACCAGAAATCTCTTTAACATTTTCTTTAGTATATCTTTGCATATCCATAAATTTAATCAATTGCTTACGTTTAAATCCAAAAGCAGCAGCAGCTGATTCATAAGCAAATTCAGCAATCAATATCCATGCCTGAAAAAGCATGAACGCTGCAAAAGCAATACTTAAAGCAGATAATTCAATTATTCCTGTTGCCACCAAAGGTGGTAGAATAAAAAGATAAAAAATAGATAATATCCCAGCAACGAAAATAAAAAACGGATTGAATAGCATAAAATATATCCATTTTGAGCAGAGTATGTTTTTTCGAAGACCTGATACACATGATACTCCTCAGAGCTATGTATCTTTGCTTGTAGCAGGTGAGGCCATTTTTACATAATTCACCTGTTTTGCATCTTATATTAACAATTCTATTGAAAAATACAATATTCACCTCTCGCTGGTCATAATCGTCATACATGTTCACCCCCTGTTCTTATCTCCCCCAAAGATTACCGTCCATCCCCTAGGATCCAGTTTCCTGAGCATGTCGGAATAATGCCCGACTGGATTATCTGTGATGTGACCAATATCTACTTTATTGTTTTTTTTCAACAGCTCCCATACATTCCGAATCTGAACATCTGAATTCTCTGGTTCCATACTGCGCAGTGCCCCATCGCGAGTCGCGTAGTAAATGCGATCACCAAATCGTATGCGTTTACCATTAAGTAAATGATTAACTTGAGATTCACTAAGTTCGATGCCAATGGATGAAGCAAAATTGCTCAACAAAACCTCAAGCGGAGAGTAATTGCGTGATTCTACGTTGCCCTGCGCTTTCTTCTTGTTATAGATCTCCTCTGTAATCCTTCGCAGTATAGCCCGACGCTCTTTTGAGGGTAGTTTACTCACATCAAGCGCTCCCGTTCCTTCACCAGGGGTCATTATCTCGGGTATAGCAACGTCAGTTACCATCTCTTTTTTGCGGACTTTTTGGTTTGGGGGACAGTTATTGCCACGAGTCCAAGGGGCGACGGGGTCGCCCTGGGCAGCGCTTTCAGCGCCTGGGTTAGCGGAAGCCTTCTTCACCATCTTCCAGGTATGGACATGCGTGCATATTTTGTTTTCCTTACCGGTGATTGGCGACCAAATGCCGTAAATACGAATCCCGTGATCGCCATAGCTTCCTGGTTCGACTGTCGGCTCGTAGGCGGTATGAATGAGGTAATTTTTGCGGGGAACAAGTACACCGCCCTGCTTCATAATGTAAGTGGCAAAACAGCCAACATCAGCAGCAGCGAGCACAGCGTCCAGTTTTGGATCCATAAGTACCGGAGCACCCGGTTTGCTGGTTTTCATTGCACGAGTTGCCTGCGATGCGAACAATCGTAACTCGCGGTACGCCTGGCGGCCTGGAATCCCAAAAAAACGAAATTGTTGAACACGGTGCAACGATGCCCATGCAGTGACGTACTCGGCACTATCACGTAGTGATTTACCCGTCTCCTTGCTGACGGTGTCACCCAGCCCACGCCCATCGATGTTTTTACTGACGTACTTTGCAATATAACTGGCCGGAGTCCCCTTTCGCGGGTCTATCAGCTTTGACTTGAAACGAGCGCCAGTGTTATTGCCAAGTTCGGCGCGATCTTCTCGGATAGCGAAACGACGCAGCAGCTCTGTGATTGCACGTCGATGTTTTTTGCGCATAAAACACAATAAATGCCAGTGCACAGTTCCATCGTGATGTGGTTCGGCTACGCGGACGCCGTACCAGCGCAGCTCTTTTTTGTGCATTGCCTTACGGAATGCCGCAAACGTATCAACCAGATAGTCGCTGCTTTTCCTAACTGTCGAGTGATCCCATGTAGGGTTAGGCTTCCCGTTCATCAGTGTGGCGTGGTACTTAGAAGGACAGGTGATGGTATAGAACATGGCGCAGTCGCCACGCATTTCAGCTATCAATTCCAGGCCTTTGACACAGGCCATCATCTCATTACGACGGTGCGCTGGATTGCTGGCACTTGCAAGCACCACATCCTCCATGCTGAGCGTGTCGCCATCTTCGTTAATCAGATCATGGTTGCGGAAAAAATCCATCGCCTTACGGCGTTGTTCCCGCTTCTGCAACAGAATGTCATGGCTGACATAAGGTGATGCGTGCCGATGAACAAGGCACGCAGCCCGAAGTAACTCTTCCCGCCATTCGTTGCGGAGTTGCCACAGCTTACGTTGCCACCAGTCAGCACAACGCATACGGGCAAGCGCGCCCGGTATCAGCTCGTAATTAATCGGGTTGCGGCGATTATGTTTGCTGCGGAGCGCTTCATAACCCGGCGGGATAACATCAAGGCGTGACACTTCGGCCGCCACACGACGATAGAGCTCCAGTATTACGATGGGAGAAGCTAATTCATCGGTCAGCATCTCACCGCAAAGCTGGATAAAAATCATATCAATGTGCGCTGCGACCAGCGTTGAAAGCCGCTTAACCTCCCGCTGATTCAGTTCAGCAAGTCGAAGGAGTTGATCAAGGCTATCCCTGCCAGCCATGGCCTGGAATGACAGCGACGCCTGGTTAGCACGGACCTTGTCAATTCTCACTAATGAGGGAGTAATGACCTCATTCAGATAGGTAGGCAAATGGCGCGGATCTTCTGATTTTTCCATATACTTAATCCTTGTTTCCAGCGGCTTGCGCAGGAAACCAGGCAAGCTGGCGACGTCATCACGAATCAGGGTAAGAGGATCTACACGATGGAGTTCTGCATGTCGCTTAGCCTTCTCAATCAGCGCATCATTCAATTCGTCATAGTGCCAGGGATCGCAATGTGCAACAGAAAAGAGGTACTCTTCTGCTGCACGACTCATTGCTTCAGCCTGCTCGCGTTGATCGCTTTTATCCTGCTCATAAAGCGCAATCCAGACGGCCAGCGCAGAGGGTTTCCGTGCAGGCACATCAACAGCATAAGGGTTTACTGGCTGCTTTCTGGCATTCCAGCTCCATGCCAGGGATGTGGAGTCAGGCATAACTCACCTTCGAATCTTATTTTGCAAAGCCAACGCTTTAACAAGCCGGCGCGCCAAACATTTCGGCATATGTCGCATCACCCATCACCGCCCCACAGTCCGGGCAACCACCACCACCAGAACGACCGCAACCACCACACACGCGAAGAACGCCAATCACTTCACCGGCCATATCGCGGGTTTTGGCGCTAACGGAACGTCGAACTCTGAAGGCGTGGAGATTGAAAGCGGAGTAGATCTGGCGTGTTTCTGGTGTGTCGCTATTCGAGATGGCCGATCGCGTTCCATGCTGGCGATTAACGTCCAGCAACGCCGTAACCAAAGCGCGGTGATCATCCAGGGTAAATGGCTTGCCGTAAGCGGTAAAATTGGCTGTTTTGCTAGTCGGGATGTACGGTGGATCGCAGTAAATCACAGAGTCCAGGCGATTCCTGGCGACGTACGGAATGGAAGTACGAAAATCATTACAAAGAAAGAGCGCGTGAGTATCCCGCGCCTTTTCGGCAAATAGGCGCATTTCTGCTTCTGGAAAATAAGGCGCCTTATAGCTGCCAAATGGAACATTGAAACCGCCATCCCTGTTGGTGCGATAAAGCCCGTTAAAGCAGTGGCGGTTCAGGTATAAAAATGATGCAGCCCACCGTACAACGTAATCATCTGCACACTCGTCATCCCACGACAGGTGGTTGAACAACTTGCGCTCTTCGTAATAGCTATCTTCGTTATTGCCATTTCTGAATACGTTCCTGGCGATCAGTATCAATCTTTCAGGGTCTTCCCTGAGCGCGCGGAAGAAATTGATCAATGCGCGATTGCTGTCACAAAGCACATAGCGGCGGTATTCCGTATTCATAAAGACTGTGCCACTGCCTACAAAGGGCTCAATCAAACAATCGGCTTTAGGTAAGTGCTTCAGCAACTCCGGCAACACGCGGGTTTTACCGCCAGCCCACTTAAGAGGTGACTTAATCATTTGCGGCATTCCTGGTTATAGGTTTCATGGGTCATCAGTCGCCACTGCTTACCACCGTTTTTGCTGAGCAAACGCCAACGGAGGCCAATGCGGATCACGAGATAGGCGTGTGGCTTGACGCGGGTGTAATTACGCTGTCCACGAGCAAAGCAATTCAGGGCGGCAAGCGCCCTCTTACAAATCGGCAACGGCGCGTTACAAACAACAGACAGATGCGAATGCATGGCGGCCCTCACAGCGATCCAATGTGTGGAGAGGTCAAGCGCTGCCAGATTTCGCAGACTTGCTCTGCTTGATATCGCGCGTCAGTGAGCGTGTAACGTGCCAGGGCGCTTCTCGCATGAGGCGCATAGTCTGTGGCAGCAGCAAGGTCGAGAAGTGAACGAATGCAGCGGTATTTTGTGCCTTCAGGGAAAATGCCTGACACCTCTAAGCGATCCACGGCATAACGAAGTGAAACCAGTTTTTCCGGAGCATCTTTGAAGCATACGAATAACGCCGCGTTCCGGGGACAGGTATTGTCGGCGATGAAAGCAGCAAGGCTGCAAAGTGCATCTTCTTCAGCTTCGGTTGCGCTCATCACTTCGGCGCGCCAGTGAGAGTCTTTTTTCATCCAATCGAATGCCGTACTAATGCTGATACGGCCCTCCAAGCTTTCAGATTTACGAATGTCTATCGAAGAATAAAAAACCTTTCCGATCTGCCCTGTTGAGGGTTCAAAAAACACAGCTTCAATGGCGCACAGAGGTGATGACGGTGTCTTACTAACGTTAATCAAATCGATCATTACGTGATTCATGGTCTACTGCCCTCGCTGGTGATTGTTTCGTGGTTGGCTATCCACTGCTCAAGTGCTGAATAAATCTCTTCGGGGGTAAGGCCTTGCTCTTTCAGCAGGCCCATACGGATGCGCAGCAATCCGAGTAAGTGGGCGCGCTCGCCTTTGCGCGCATTGGTGCTGATTCCCATAAACTCTGGATCGCTTATTCCGCCTTCCGGATTTATTGACGTAACCGACATGCAACCTCCTAAAAAAGCAAAACGAATCCCCGGAAAAGTGAATGCCGTTATTTTTAAAGCGGGTTAATTAATTGTTTGGACGCGATTTTCTTTTAATCTGCTTAAATATCCTTTCATGCCAGTAATACATGAAATCAATAAATGTCATTCGCGCGCGATCGTGATTACCGCGAATTGCTTTTTCGAGCCCGTAAATTATTAAATCTTTAGAAGGGCTTTTTGAGCTAATGGTGATACGAGCACCATTTTTTAGATGTACAGTGAACCCCTGCTCGGCACTTTCCACTGCTTCTCGAATCAGCATTTCCTGTTCCCAAGATGTTTTTTCTTCGGTGAACATGGCGTACTCCGATGATCAGTTAAAGCGAGGGGGCTCCAGCCGCCAGGAGGCTCTAGCTCCCAGTTTCAGGTGTTCCAGGATCTCCGGTGTAACCTCTACGGTTACCTCCTGCGGCTGAACAAACTTCATAGCCTTCTTCAGTTGCTCAGCGTCCATAGATAGCAGGTCGTATGGTTTAGGGATATCACCATCGGTCACGGAAATAATGATGTTGCGGAGTTCTTCAAGAGTGCATTCATCATTCTCGCCTTGAAGCATTGCGAAATGATAAAGGTGGGATACGCCATGGCGTAAAAGCTGGAGAGAGTAATCATGATACCATTCCAGAAACTCTTTATTGAAATGGAAGCATTGTAAAAGCGAGTTAATTTTGTCTGCATATTCGAGTTTCATTTTCGCCCCCAGAGATTAAAAAGCAATAAACCGCTTTTTACTCATGATTCTGTCAATCGTTCGGCATGCTTCTGATAAAGCAAAGTCAATGCCGTAATAATGGCCTGTGTGCGTAATTTGATAGCGCTGGCGGTTGTACGGTTTTTTGCGTGGGAGTTTCAGAATAGTAAAACCACAGTAGAGGCTGGTTTTGCTATTGAGCTGTGATACTGATCCGCGGCTACCGTTCTTCATGTTTCCTCCCCTGAAACCGGCTATCGACCTGGCTCACCGAGACCAAGCCACATCAACCACCCTTCCCTGATCTCCTTTGGACGACTTTCGTAGGCCAGTTTCATGCCGTTGTTCCAGGCTGGAAGGTAAACCCAGTACTCGCCCGCACGGCCAGAAGTAGACTGGGGATCGGTCATCTCGATTACAGGAAGCTTCCCTTTCTCGATCATTCCTCTTACGGCTGCCGGAGTTTTACCAATAATTTTCGCAAACTCCTGATATGGGATGGCATCGCTGCTACTGACAATTTTTTTGTTCATCTGATAACCTCTTATCTAGATCTAACCAATGGGCTTCAATGTTCTCTAATGTGCCTTAGTGTTTTTAGAGAATATCGAACAATAGTAGAGAATACCGAAGATATTAGAGGATCTTGATAACATGTCAACAGCTATTAGTGAGAAGCTTGCGTTGATTCGCGAGTCCGAGAGACTTAACAGAAAGCAATTTGCTGAAATTACAGGAGTTCCTTACAGCTCACTCACATATTATGAAAGCGGAAGGACCATACCCCCTACCGACATAGCGATGAAAATTCTCCAACACCCCCGATTCTGTAAATACGCTCTTTGGTTTATGACCGATCAGGTGTCCCCTGAATCCGGTCAAATCGCACCGGCCCTCGCACACTTTGGGCAAGACTTAACAACCTCGCAGCACTCAGACCAAAAGACTGGTTAACAATTAACCAGGCTTACATACATTTCAAATGTCTATTATTGGTCGAAAAGTATTCATCACATAATTGCAACGCGTTAAGGCCTAAAGGCAAACGCACCCATCGGAGGGTTTTCTTATGACTATTAAGAAACTCGATGATGGTCGATATGAAGTGGACATCAGGCCTGCTGGTCGCAATGGAAAGCGTATCCGCAGGAAGTTTGATAAGAAAAGTGAAGCGGCAGCTTTCGAGAAGCATACCCAGTTCAACCATCACACCAAAGAATGGTTATCAAAACCGACGGATAAGCGGCATCTGTCTGAACTGATACAGCTTTGGTGGAATTTGAAAGGCAAGCATGAGGAGCACGGTCGGATAAACCGCAACAAGTTAGACGTGTTTTGCAGGATTACAGACGATCCTTGTGCTTTTCAGATTACGAAAGCGCTGATTAGTCAGTATTACGCGGCAAGAAGAAGCCAGGGTATTAAAGCTTCCACCATTAACCGCGATCTCAACAGTATCAGTGGTATGTTCACAGCGCTTATCGAGGCCGAGTTGTTTTCGGGTGAACATCCGATCAGAGGGCGGAAGAAGTTGAAAGAAGAAGTCCCAGAAACTGGCTATCTGACAGAGGACGAAATCAAGCACTTGCTCTTTAAACTGGATGGCGACAACAAGAAGATAGCTGTTCTGTGTTTAAGTACTGGTGCTCGCTGGGGCGAAGCGGCTCGACTCAAGGCGGAACACATCATACAGAACCGTGTGACGTTCGTTAAAACCAAGAGTAACAAGCAGCGGACTGTTCCAGTTTCAGCGGAAGTGGCAAAACTCATAGCGGATGGTAAGCGAGGGTTGTTATTTGGTAAGGCGTCTTATTCTGACTTCAGGCAGATACTCAGGGAGGTAAAACCTGATCTTCCGACCGGCCAGGCGACGCATGCACTACGCCACAGTTTCGCGACCCATTTTATGATTAATGGGGGGAGCATAATTACATTACAGAGGATCTTAGGACATGCGCGAATTGAGCAAACTATGGCCTACGCTCACTTTGCACCGGAATATCTTCAGGACGCGATCTCGCTTAACCCGCTGAGAGGTAGCGCTGATGTGTGAAACGTCCACATAATGTCCACTGATGGGTAATTAGTTATGGCTTTCAATGGTCTTGCGTGCCGCGCAACTCCGCATTGTACCGTTGAAAGCCCCTTGTTCCGAGTGTTTCCAACGCACCCGATGGGGCTTTTTTTCCCACCGCGTGGACAAGTATTCCCCAGACAGATGTGATAAATTTAAAAATATCACTGTTTATTTGACGCTGATGTCCGTTTGCAGCCCAATATGCTGGGGTGACGTTTGGCGTGCTGGAGCTGTATTATTCATGTCAGATTTTATTCTTGCCCGGGTGTCGCAAACCCTCGCTGCGGAACAGTCCCTGGAAACCCTGGTGCGCCAGCTGCTGGAGATGCTGGAGGCGGTGACCCGAATGGAGTCCACCTACCTCACCCGCATTGATACCAACGCCCAGCGGCAGCAGATCATGTTCGCCCACAACAGCAGCGAAATGCAGATCCCGGAAGGATTTTCCGTCCCCTGGGATGAATCCCTGTGCAAACGCGCCCTTGAGGATCAGTGTACGTTTAGCAATGACGTTGCCAACCGCTGGCACTCCTGCATCGCCGCCCAGGAGCTGGGAATCGCTACTTTTTTAAGCATTCCCGTCCGCCTGGCCGACGGCTCTCTGTTCGGCACCCTCTGCGCCACCAGCCGGCAACAACAGCCTTATAACCTCGAAGGCGAACAGGTCATGGGCCTGTTTGCGAAGCTCATTTCCCACTACGTGGAAAAAGACACCCTGGTGCAACAGCTGCAGGCGGCAAACGTCGCGCTGGAGCTGCACTCGTCTACCGATGAGCTCACCCAGCTTCCCAATCGCCGCGCGCTGTTTAAGCAGCTGGCGTTACGCTTTGCCTCCGCCCGTGCCCAGCAGCAGCAGGTCTCGCTTATTTTTATCGATCTCGATGGTTTCAAAGCCATTAACGATCGGTTCGGCCATCCGTGCGGCGACAGCTTTCTGGTGCAGGTCGGCAAACGACTCACCGCTGTCGCGCGCCGGGAAGATATCGTTGGCCGCCTTGGCGGCGATGAGTTTTTGATCGTCGGTAGCGCCCAGCAGCCTGCCGCACAGCAGGCGTATGTCACGTCCCTGCGTCAGGCTCTGTGCGGCGTCTACTTCCTCGGCGAACAGCGTATCGACTATGAGGGCGCCAGCTTCGGGGTGGTCACCTGCGATCCGCAGAGTATCGATGTTGAAGCGGCCTTACGCGCTGCCGATGAGGCGATGTACCAGGATAAGAAGTCCCGCCGCCAGGAGAATTTCATTCATATTGACTAA